GTAACGGGGTTAATACTGAGGATATACCGTTTAGGTTCCTCCCTTGCATGGTTGCAGGGTTAGCGTATTATCTGTCTTTAAAATTACCAGAGGCGCTAAATAGAACTGAGATGTTAAAAATGGCGTATGAAGAACAATGGAACTTCGCTTCAACTGAGGATAGAGAGAAAGCCTCTTTGCGTTTAGCTCCTCGGCAGATGTTTTACTAAAGTTACATGGCTAATAAATTTGCTTCTGGCAAAAATGCGATAGCAGAATGTGATCGTTGCGGTTTTCAATATAAGCTCAAACAGTTAAAAGAGCTAACGATAAAAACCAAAAATGTTAATATTCTGGTGTGTCCTACTTGTTGGGAGCCGGATCAACCACAAAATCAACTGGGTATGTACCCTGTAGATGATCCACAAGCATTACGTAATCCTAGGCCGGATAATAGCTATGAACAGTCTAGAGATATACAATGGGGTTGGAATCCAGTAGGACTTGACAACCCACTAGAACTTAGTGGTCTCGAAGATGATTTAGTAAGTGATGGGCAAATAGGTGTAGTAACAATAACAACTAGTTAAGGAACTGATATGGAAGATACAGGAAAATTTAGGCAACCAAAAGAAGTACCTGTACCAAATGTAGACGGGTACCCAAACAAGGTAGCAAATACTCAGACACAAAAAACTCGTGGTACTGGTGCGGCTACTAAAGGAACTGGTCATAGCAAAAAGATGGGCTAAATGAATTACGCTACTTTATTTGAAACTATTCAAGGGTATACTGAGAACACGTTTCCTAGTACGTCTGTAAACGATACTTCTGCCGCCGCTACTACTTTCACTGGCAAAGAGCAGATTGATACGTTTATACGTCAGGCTGAGCAACGAGTTTTTAATGTTGTTCAGCTGCCTGATTTACGTAAGAACGTTACAGGTACGTTAACCGCGTCTAATAAATATTTAGGTATACCGTCAGATTGGTTATCTACATTTTCGTTAGCAGTTATTGCTGCTGATGGTAGTCAGACGTTTCTTTTAAATAAAGACGTTAACTTTATACGTGAGTCTTTTCCAGACCCTACAGCAACGGGTGTTCCTACGCACTACGCTATTTTTGACCAAACTGCTTTTATTCTTGGGCCTACACCAAATAGTAATTACTCAATGGAGTTACATTACTTTTATTACCCGCAGTCTATTGTAGACGCGGGGACATCTTATTTAGGAGATGATTTTGATTCTGTACTTTTGTATGGGTCTTTGATGGAAGCTGCTACGTTTATGAAAGCAGAACCAGACGAAATTGCTAATTATCAGAAACGGTATGATGAAGCGTTAGGACTAATTAAAATGCTTGGTGATGCTAAGAATCGTCAAGATATGTATAGAACCCCACAAGTAAGGTACCCAGTTAAATAATATGCAAACCGAAGAACTTTCTTTTTTACTAGGTGGAGATGGTATTACAGTAGCTACTACAAGTGGTCGAGGGTTTACACCTGAAGAAATAGCAGAACGAGCACTAGATAAAATTATTTCGGTGGGATCACAATCTCATCCGGCTATTAGAGACCAAGCAGAAGCCTTTAGAGCACAAATTAAGCAAGTTTTAATATTTTACTTAAAGGAAGCTGTAAAGTCACACAACGTAACTCTGGCTAACAAGCTCACTAATGCAGGTTACTCAGAACTCATATCAATTATAGATTCATAAGGAGCCAATTATGGCAATTTCACAAGCAATGTGTACTTCCTTTAAAGCTGAGCTTATGCTGGCTGTACACGATTTTCGTAACGGAACTGGAGATACATTTAAGTTAGCGCTTTATACGTCTTCAGCCACAATTAACGCGAACACTACAGCATACTCTGCTACTAACGAAGTATCAGGTACTGGATACACTGCTGGTGGAGCTAATCTTGTTAACACAGGTGTGGCTAAAACAGAGACTAGTGTAACTGCGGGTACTGGCTTTACAGACTTTACTGACCTTACATTTTCCAATGTAACAGTTACAGCCCGTGGCGCTCTTATCTACAACAATACGCCATCAGCTAACGGTATTTCTGGTGCGGTTCCAAATGCAGCAGTAGCAGTTCTGGACTTTGGTGGTGATAAGACTTCAACAGCTGGAGACTTTACAGTTATTTTCCCAACTAACGACGCGACAAACGCAATTATTAGAATTGCTTAAGTAACATGTCAGCGTTAGCTTGGAATGAGTCTACTTGGAACAATGACGACGGCTTTGGTGGTATAACAACCGCTGAGGTTACTCTTACTGGGGTAGGCGCAACTACAACTATTGGTAGCGCGGGGGTAGCAGAAAGTACAAGTACTACACTAACTGGGGTGACGTCAACAGTTAGTTTAACTAGTATAGTAGCTACCGCTGGCGCAGATCATGATGTTATAGGTACAGCAACAACTGGAACGCTGGGTACTCTAAGTGCTACAGGAGTTGGTAACGTTACATTAACCGCAGTACCCGCAATAGTTACTTTAGGCACGGCAGTAGCTAGTATTCCAGCGAGTGTGACTGTTACTGGGGTAGGAGCTACATCTGCTCTTGGCGAGGATGCGGTATTACTACCTACTACATGGGGGTACAATACGTGGAACGACCCTGCTCAAGGTTGGGGTGGTATTCGATCTGCTGATGTTTCTTTAACAGGAGTACAAGGCACTACCGCTCAAGGTACAGCTAATTATACAGGCGATGCGAATCTAACCTTAGTAGGAACAACACTTACAGCGTCTTTAAGCACCGGAGTAGAAGTCGAGGCGGGTGCAGACCACCCAGTTAATGGAGTTTCAGCAATTTCTTCAGTTGGTAGCGTTACAGCTGAGGCAGGTGCTAAAGGATCTCCAGCAGGTTTACAAGCAACTGCTAGTACAGGCACATTAGGATTTATTACTACTAACTATGTATCCGTATCGGGGGTTCAAAGCTCTGTTACAGTTGGAACAGCTACAGCACGTATAGACAGTTCTGTTACAATCACGGGAGTTTCAGCGGTTGGATCAGTAGGTATTCCGTTGGTGTGGAGTGATATAGATGATAACCAAACACCAAACTGGTTAGAAATTAGCACGGGGAGCGCAACTTGGACGGAAGTAGACGATAATCAAACACCAAATTGGCTACCAATAGCCGCCTAGGAGTAAAAAATGGCATCAACATATTCATCAAATCTTAAGTTACAACTCATGGGTACTGGTGATAACGCTGGCACTTGGGGGGATGTAACTAACGTAAATTTAGGGACTGCGCTTGAAGAATCTATTGCGGGTACAGTAGACGTATCTTTTTCTAGTTCCGATGTAACACTTACATTAACAGACGCTAACACCGCACAATCTGCGAGAAATATGCGGTTAAATTTAACTGGTACATCCGGTGGAGCTAGAAATTTAATTGTCCCCGCTATCGAGAAGATGTATGTCGTTAACAACGGTTTAGCTGATGCGTGTACAGTTAAAGTATCTGGGCAGACAGGTGTATCGGTTCCCGCCGGTAAAACTACGTTACTATTTAATAACGGGACAGATGTTGTTAACGCTATAACTCATCTAGCTTCTTTGACGTTAGCTACAGATTTAGCTATTGCTGATGGAGGTACAGGATCGAGCACCGCTAGTGCTGCTAGAACAGCATTGGGTGTTGCTATTGGCTCTGACGTACAGGCGTTCAATACTAACCTAACAGCGATTAATCAAGCCCTCGTTACGACAAGTGATGTACAGTTTGACTCTTTTGGAGTAGGTACAGCCGCATCAGGTACAACTGGTGAGATACGAGCAACTAACGATGTGACTGCTTTTTACTCATCAGACCAAAGACTAAAAGAAAACATAATTAACATTGATAACGCGGTTGATATAGTAAAGCAACTGAACGGGGTTCGGTACGATTGGACAGCGGCTTACATTGAGTCTAAAGGTGGTGAAGACGGTACATTTGTGCGTAAACAAGATATTGGCGTTATTGCTCAAGAAGTAGAAAAAGTATTTCCAGAAATTGTTGCTGAAAACTCTGGAGGGTACAAAGCCGTCAAATACGAAAGACTTGTAGCGGTACTAATCGAAGCGGTTAAAGAACTTTCCGATGAAGTCGCGAGGCTTAAAGAGGGTAAATAAATGGCAATTCCTGGTTCTGGCCCAATAAAAATATCTGAACTTGCTACTGAGTTTGGTGATACAACACCTAATTCTATGAGTGAATACTACCGAGGAGGTAGTTTAGTTCCTGACTCCCCTACAAACTCAGGAGTCCCAGCTTCTGGTGCAATTGCGCTAGAAGATTTTTACGGGGCGCAAAATAGAGTTGCACTTGCATTAACAATATCGAGTAGTACTCAGAACTACGATGTTTTTACTCAAGCAAACGCAAGTCCTTCTTACTCCGCAGGATCATCTGACATAACATTAACCGTTAATCCTGGAGTCGTGGTTGGTTCTTCATCTACAGGAACTTATGCGCTTCAAGTGCCAAGTGGCTTTACTTCCGGTGATACTGTTACTGTTGTTAACGGTGGAACAATTATTGGTCGAGGTGGCAACGGTGGTAGTGGTGGCCCTGGATACCCTAGTGGTAATGCTGGCGCTGGAGGTAGTGCTGGGAATGCGCTGTACGTTGCTTTTCCAACTGTTGTTACTAATAACGGCACTTTAGCTGGGGGCGGTGGTGGCGGTGGTGGCGGAGGAAGTAGATCCACTAGTCCTGGTGGCCCACCAAAAAATCCAGTAACTGGGTCGAATTATGGCGGTGGCGGTGGCGGCGGCGGTGCGGGTAATACTGCTGGTTCCGGTGGTGGCGGTGGTGCAAGATATCCTGGGACTCCTGGTAGTAATGGTGGATCTGGTTCTGGTGGTAGTACAACTGGTGGTGGTGGTGGCGGTTCTAGTACTGGTGGTAATGGAGGTGCTGGTGGCGGTCAGGGCGCTAATGGTAGCAGCGGTGTTAGCTATACTAGACCTGGAGCCGCTGGTGGCACACGCGGGTCGTACCTTGTTGGAAATCCACTTGTTACGTTCCCAGCTACGGGTACACGTTTAGGTTCAGTTTCTTAAAAGAGGATATTATGAATACAATCACAATAAAAGTAGTTGCTTGGGAAGATGACGGGCAATCACTTATATGTAAATACGCATCAGACGAAACAAAATCAAGCAACCCAGATGACTATAACGCTGTAGCTTTTCAACCAGTGCTTATGTGGCCTGACGCTACCACACAGGAAGCGGTTTTAGAGCAAGCCGCACGCGCAGGAGTTTCTGTTTGCCAAGAAATAAAAACGTACGAAGACGCAGCAGACGATCCAGCTAAAATAGCTATTTATAGTGGGTTAGTAGGCCAAGAACAAACATTTAATTATGCTGACATTGTACCAACTCCGTCTTCAGAAGGTCAGCAAGTAGATCCTGACACAATAGAGGTATAAGCATGGCTAATTTAAAAACGCCGTACCGCACATTTGGGTATATAACTGTAAAATCAACTTGGGATAATGGAGATCATGTTGTAACTCCAAATCCTGAAGGTAGGCAGTGGATAAACTTAGCAACTTCGGGGGCTATGGTTAATGCACACACAGATGCTACAGGGACTCCACCCAACAAAGCATTACCCGACACTACTATTGGGCAGTGGTGGACACCCGCAGAGCTACAAGAGTTT